TTAGCATCTTTTAACCAAGAGGACTTCGATGTAACAGCATGGAATCCTGCAAGTGGATATGAGGGTGGTTTCGTAACCATCGCTGAGAATGGTGTAGATAATCTACAACTACAAAATAATAGAATTGGTTTTGCTGATGGCAATACCGTAGAGAATTTTGAATTAGATCAGGAGTTGACAGCAACTACTGGTTATAGAGGATTCAACTATCTTAATTATCTTAAAGTCAATGATACCTCAGGCAATCTTCTGTTTGGTGCTAATAACACTGGCGATAGTGGTGCTGGTGAGATCGATATTAATGTAAGGTCATACTATAGTGATCCTGACATTACACTCGATGGTGCTGTAACACAGAAATTAGACAAGACTGGTGATGGAGATCTTACTTTCCAACACACACAGAGCACAACAAACAATCGCACTCTATTAATTAATGCGACAAATGCAGGTAGTGGTAATGCTCTTATTAATATCACTGCTGAGAATGATATTACAATCAATGCTACCAACGTTGCTAATAGAGTCAACGTAGAAGACTTCCATTTCCAAGACAACGTTATTTCAACTACCAACTCTACGTTGATAATTGATCCAAATGACGATGATGGTGCTACTGGTTTGGTTAGAGTCCGTGGTGATCTTCAAGTAGATGGCACAACTACAACTGTAAACTCAACTACATTAACAGTCCAAGATCCTATCATCACTCTAGGTGGTGAGGATACTCTTGTATCAGATGATAACTTAGACCGTGGTGTAGAATTTAGATACTATGATTCACAAGAAAGATTCGGATTCTTCGGGTGGGACGAAGATTATGCAAACAGCAATATATGGTCTGGCACTGGTGGGTATCGCTTCCTCTACAATGCGACCAACTCTTCTGAAACATTTACTGGGACTGACGCTGCTGTCATTGCTGGTAACCTCAGGTTAACAACTAATACAGGATCTACTTGGAAGACACCTACAACTGGCACACTGGTTGTAACTGGTGGCGTGGGTATTTCTGAAAACATTAACGTCGGTGGCACATCTCACTTGAATGGTAACGTTGAGATTGATGGCACTGTTGACATAGATGCCAACTTTGCTGTTAGAAATAATACCACTGATAAGTTTACTATTGAGAGTGCAACAGGTAACACAGTTATTGAAGGTACAGTTGACATTCAGTTAGAAACTGAGATCACAGATAACCTTATAATTAAGGCAGACAATAAGAAATTTGATATTCAAACTGCTGCAGGTGTAAGTGTATTTGATGTAGACACAGATAATGGTAATACACACACAGACGGCACATTAGATGTAGATAGTGGCGTAACATTTAATAGCACTCTTGATGTAGATTCTGCTGTTACATTAAATTCAACATTAGATGTTGATAATGACTCAGTATTCCACGATGATATTACACTTGATACTACTGGTAAGAATTTTAAGATCACAAACGGCACCGATGATAAATTTACCGTCCTTTCTACAAATGGTAATACAGATATCAGAGGTACACTTACTGTAGGATCTGCAGTAGTATTAGAAAATACTTTCCAAGTAGATGGCAACGCTACTATTGGTAATCAATCTAGCGATACATTAACAGTTAACTCAGACACTACCCTTACAGATAACCTTACAGTTAATCAAGCGGTAGACTTTGATTCTACTCTTAATGTAGATCAGGCAGTTGATTTCAATTCTACTCTAACAGTAGATGGTCAGACAACAATCTATGATTCAGTAGTTATTCAGTCTGATAACGAAGTATTTAATATCAATAATGCAGCGGGTCAAATACAGTTTGCAGTTGATAGTGACAATGGTAATACAATAATTGGTCGTGTTGGTCAGAGCACAGGTACTTTAACAGTCCATGGTAACTCTGAATTTAACGATCAAGCAACATTTACTGACAACGTAACTATCGGTAATGCAAACACCGACACTCTTACAGTTAACAGCGACACAACTCTAACTGACAATGTTAGAATCAATGGGTCACTAACTGTTGATACGAATGCTTTAATAGAAGGTAACCTAACTGTTAACGGCACAACAAGCACAGTCAATTCTACTGTTGTTACGTTAGACGATCCTATTATTACTTTAGGTGGTGACACTGCTCCTTCATCTGATGATACTAAGGATCGTGGTGTTGAGTTTAGGTATTACGATACTCAAGCAAGACTGGGATTCTTTGGTTGGGATAACTCTGCAGAAAGATATGCACTTTATCATGCTGCTACTAATTCATCAGAGGCATTCTCAGGCACAAGATCTGGTTTAGATGCAGGATCAATTAAATTATTTGACACAACAAATGCGACAAACGCTGCTACTGGGACGCTGATCGTTGGTGGTGGTGTTGGTATCGGATTGGATCTCTACGTTGGAGATGATTTAGTCGTCACAGACGATGGATCGTTTGGTGGAGATGTCAGTATCACTGGCACGCTCGATGTAACTAATGACTTTGCAGTTAATTCTACTAAGTTTACTGTTGCGTCTGCCTCAGGTAACACAGTCATTCAAGGCACAGTCCAAGTTGATGGTAACGCAACTATTGGTAATGCTTCTGGAGATGCACATCAGGTAACAGGTACAGTCCAGTTTAACCAAGCAATTACATCCACAGATATCACTGCTGATAACATTCAGATTGGTGTTGATGGATCTAACGAAATTTCAACAACCTCTGGAAATCTAATTTTAGATTCAGTAGGTGGCACAGTTAATATTACAGATAATGCTGACGTAGACGGAGACTTAAATGTTGACGGTAATACTAAGGTTGATGGCACTCTTACTGTCGATGGTAATACTACTATCGGTAACGCATCAGGAGATAGTCACTCAGTTACTGGGACAGTCCAGTTTAACCAAGCAATCACCTCCACAGATATCACAGCAGACGCCATCAAGATCGGGGTCGATGCTAACAATGAGATTAGTACCACAGCTGGTGACCTTATCCTCGACTCACAAGCAGGTAAAGTCCACATCACAGATAATGCTGAGGTAGATGGCAATCTACAGGTAGACTCAAATACAACTCTTGGTGATAGTAACCTTGACACATTGACTGTCAATGCTACATCTACATTTAATGCTGCGATTACATCTACAGACATCACTGCTGATAACATTCAGATCGGTGTTAGTGGATCTTCTGAGATTGACACATCTCTAGGTAACTTAACTATTGACTCTGCAACAGGTGAAACTATTGTAGATGATAACTTAACTGTGAATGGCACAGTAGATATTAATCTGTTGACTACAATTACAGATGGTCTAGTAGTTAAGGCAGATAACAAGTCAGTCAATATCCAGAATGCTGCAGGACTAGACAAGTTTACTATTGACACAGATAACGGTAATACAGATATTCAAGGCACACTTAATGTCGAGGGTGCTACAACTATTGACGATACTTTCAATGTCACTCAAGCAACTGATCTTGATAGCACTCTAAACGTAGATGGTGGAGCGACATTCCAAGACAACGTTACAATTAACGCTGACAATAAATCATTTAACATCCAGAATAATTCTGGTGTCGATAAGTTTACAGTAGATACAGATAACGGAAACGTAGTAACACAAGGTAACCTAACCGTTACAGGCACATCAACTCTTGTTGATAACATCACTGCACAGGCAAGATTAGATCTCACTAAGAATGAGAATCCAACATCTCTAACAGGTAATGCACCGTTGATGATTCCTAACGGTGGTGCGACTATTAGTGAAGACGTCTTTATTGGACAGACTCTAAAATTAGGACCTAATGCTGCAGAAACAATCACATTAGGTGGCACAACTGGTAATGTAACTATCGGAGGCACACTTGGAGTTACAGGTATCACAACCTTATCCACTCTAAACCTATCAAGTTTCACTACGACTGGATCTGCAAACGTCGGTGGTAGTTTAATTGTCAACACAGATAAATTTACAGTTGCATCTTCAAGTGGTAACACTGACATCTTTGGTACATTAGATGTTAATGGTGCGACAACCATTACAAACACTCTCAATGTCACACAGAATGTAGACTTTGATTCTGATCTTAATGTAGATGGTAATCAGCAACTAGATGGCACACTCACTGTAGATAGCACATCATTATTCAAAGACAGTATTGTATTAAGGGGATCTACTAAGACTCTTAAATTACAGAATGGTAGCAGCACAACTAAGATTGAGTTGCAATCAACTTCTGGTAACATCATAGCGGGTGGTCTTACAACTACTAACTCTCTTGACGTTACAACCAACACCACTATAGGTGGCACACTTGGTGTAACAGGACAGATCACTGGTAACGTAACAGGTGATCTAACAGGTACTGCTGATAAGACTCTACTCTCTGATATCACAGATACCACAACATCTAATCTTACATACTATCCAACATTCGTTTCTACAAACAATGGTTTCACTGAGCTTCGCACAGACTCTACAAACCTAACATATAATCCTGGCACAAACAGATTAACTGTAGAAAACTTTAGATCAACAACTGACTTTGAAGTCCAAGGTAATTTGAATATTACAGGGACTATTACTTTCGGTCAGTCAGAGGTTGGTAGTATTGCAAACCACAATACTGATGCACTTACTGAGGGATCAACTAATCTATACTACTTAGATGAAAGAGTTGACGATAGAGTTAATGCTCTAATCACAGGTGGCACTGGTATTACTGCAACTTACGATGATGCAGGAAATATCTTAACTCTATCTGCAACGCAGGCTGATATAAATACCGACAACATAACAGAGGGATCTACAAATCTCTTTACTACTGCTGCTCGCACTAGGGGGCATTTCACATATGGCACAGGTATTACACATAGCAGTGGCACACTTTCTGTTACTCAGGCTGATATCGACACCGATAATGTCACAGAAGGATCCACAAATTTATTTACAACTGCTTCTCGCACTAGAGGACATATCTCTGTTAGCGGAGATCTAGGATATAACGCTTCTACAGGTGTTATCTCATACACAATTCCAACAACGATTGCATCTCTTTCTAACCATGATACAGATGATGTAGCAGAGGGAGCAACTAACAAATACTACTTAGATGAGAGAGTTGATGATAGAATCAATGCTCTAATCATTGCTGGTACTGGTGTTACTAAGTCTTACGACGACACTGCTAACACATACACATTATCTGTTACACAGGCAGATGTTAATACTGATACAGTAACTGAAGGTAGCACTAACCTCTTTACTACTGCTGCTAGGACACGTACTCACTTCACCTACGGCACTGGTATCACTCACTCTGGTGGTACTCTATCTGTCACACAGGCAGATATTGACACTGACAATGTAACTGAAGGATCAACAAATCTATTCACTACTGCTGCTAGGACAAGGACTCACTTTACATACGGCACAGGAATCACACATAGTAGTGGTACTCTTAGTGTTACTCAGTCAGACATTAATACTGATAATATTACTGAAGGATCAACTAATGTATTCTTCACTAACGCTAGAGCGGATGCTCGTGTCGTTGCAGGTATCACTGGAAAACTTGATGCTTCTGCAATCAGCACATTTGGTCTAACACTAGTTGATGACGCTGATGCTGCTGCTGTCATAGCCACTCTTGGACTTGGCACTGCTGCTACCACTGCTGCAACTGCATATGCAACTGCTGCACAAGGCACACTTGCTGCCTCTGCTACACAACCAGGCGACTTGGCAACTGTAGCAACTAGTGGAGCATACAATGACCTAAGTGGTAAACCTACATTATTCTCTGGTGCTTATGCAGACCTAAGTGGTAAACCTACATTATTCTCTGGTGCTTATGGAGACTTAACTGGTGCTCCAACACTAGGCACTGCTGCTGCGGCTGCTACAGGTGACTTTGCTACTGCTGCACAAGGTACTCTTGCTGCATCTGCATTACAGGCAGAAACAATCACGTTAACACAACTTAAAACTGTTACAGCATTATCTACTGACTTTGCTGACTTCCAGACTAGAATCGCTGCTCTATAAGTAAATGGCAACTCCTACCTCTAAAGCTACTCTCAAAGAATACTGTCTTCGTAGACTGGGTAAACCAGTCTTGGAGATCAACGTGTCTGACGATCAAGTCGATGATGCGATTGATTATACCTTACAGAAGTTTCAACAGTATCACTATGATGGTGCTGAGCGTTGCTATCTAAAACACAAGGTTACACAAGACGTTATCGATAGAGCTGCATCTAATACATCTACTACTTCTAAAGCAGGTAATGATATATGGGAAGAAGGTAATGGTTATATAGAAATTCCAGATCATATCTTATCGATTGAGGGAATATTTTCTTTCACAGATAAGGGCACATCAAACATGTTTGATATTAGATATCAGATGCGTTTGAATGACTTGTATGATTTTACATCTACACAGTTTTATCATTACTACATGATACAACAACACCTTTCTACGATTGACTTTTTGTTAGAAGGTATTAAACCAGTAAGATATCATTCAGTGCAAGATAGATTATATTTAGATTTTGATTGGGTAGCTGACGCACACTTAGATGCATATATTGTTATCAAAGCATGGAGAGCATTGGATCCGACAACATGGACAGAAATATATAATCAGATGTGGGTTAAAGATTATGCCTCTGCTAAAATTAAAAAGCAGTGGGGACAGAATCTAACTAAATTCCAAGGAGTGCAGATGCCAGGTGGTATCACTCTTAACGGCGAAATGATTTTCAATGACGCTGTAGAAGAGTTGAAGAATCTAGATGAGCAACTACGCACCACTTGGGAAACACCACCTCTAGACATGATCGGATAACATGGCTACCAATACCTATTTCACACAAGGGACTACTGGCGAGCAAGATCTTGTTGGATCACTTGTAGTAGAGCAGATCAAGATGTTTGGTAAGGATGTATATTACATCCCTAGGACTCTTGTGAAAAGTGATGATACTTTTGGTGAGGATACCTTAAGTAAATTTACAGGTGCATTTTTATTAGAAGCATATATTGAAGATGCCTCAGGATTCCGTGGCGACGGAGATATGTTTAGTAAGTTTGGTGTAAGAATATCTGACCAAGTTACTTTCATAGTTTCACGCACAAGATTTACAGAAGCAGTAGATGATAACGCACAATTAATTGTAGAGGGTAGACCTAATGAAGGTGATCTAATTCATTTTCCTTTGGCAAATAAAACTTTTGAAATACAATTTGTAGAGCACGAAGTCCCATTCTATCAATTAGGTAAAGTGCATGTATGGGGTTTGCGTTGTGAGTTATTCGAGTACAGCGACGAGGATATCGAGACTGGTGTTGCTGCTGTTGATCAGATTGAAGTTGACTTCTCTGTTGCAGTTACAGTCAACTTTGCAACAGGTGGCAGTGGTGACTTTACAGTTGGAGAAGTAGTTGCAGGTGGCACATCAAATGTTACAGCAGAAGTTAAGTCTTGGGATTCCACAACCAGACAACTTCAAGTCTATAACAGATCGGGTATATTTACGATTCCCGAAACGGTTACTGGCCAAACCTCTGGAGCTGCGTGGACTTCTGCATCATACAATACACTAAATAATACAAGCAGTGAATTCGATCAAAACTCTGCGTTTGAAACTAATGCTGATGGTATCCTAGACTTTAGTGAGGGCAACCCATTTGGTGAATTCGGTAATAAAGGGAGCAGTCTTTAAATGTTAGGCACATATTCATATCACGAGATTTTTAAGAAAACAGTTATCGGTTTCGGTACTCTGTTTAATAACATAGAGCTCAGACGCACGTCTGGATCTAAGACTGAGGTCATGAAAGTGCCTCTTGCTTATGGTCCTAAACAAAAGTTTCTTGCTCGTTTAGCACAAGTAGGAGATCTATCCACAAAAGACAGGACACAGATTACTCTTCCTAGAGTATCTTTTGAGATAGGAGCAATACAATACGATCCTACAAGAAAATTATCACCTACCTCATACATAAGACATACAACAGGAGATAAGACCAACAAAGGTTTTATGCCAATTCCTTATAATGTTAACTTTGAGTTGGCAATCCTATCAAAAAATCAAGATGATGCTCTGCAGATTCTTGAGCAAATACTTCCACACTTCCAACCTAGTTTTAGTATCACTATGAATTTAGTTGCTGAGCTGGGAGAGAAAAGAGATTATCCAGTCACATTATTGAGTGTTGACTATGATGATCAGTACGAAGGTGACTATGATACACGTCGCACATTGATATATACGTTACAGTTTGTCGCAAAGACTTACCTGTACGGACCTGTCACTGACAAAACTGGTGAGCTCATCACTAAGGCGATCGTTGATTATGCAACCGATGCTAAGGTTACCGCTCCTAGAGAGGTGCGTTACACAGTTACACCTGATCCTGCTAACGCAGATCCAGATGATAACTTCGGATTTAATGAAATTTACAGTGAGTTTACTGATGCCAAGTCACGAAACCCAACCACAGGAACAGACGAGTAAGTTTGACGGTATATCTGATGCCATGGAAGTGGAGACAGATATAGTGCCGACTGAAAAGATTGTTAAACCAGAGGTTGTAGAGACCTCAACTAAGCATCAGCTTAAGAAAGATTATGAATATACTCGTGGTAATCTATATTCTCTGATCGAGAAAGGTCAAGAGGCAGTAGATGGTATATTAGAATTAGCACAAGAGTCTGATCAACCTCGTGCATTTGAAGTTGCAGGTCAGTTGATTAAACATGTAGGAGACGTTGCTGACAAGTTAGTAGACCTACAAAAGAAAGTAGCTGACATAGAGAAACCATCAAAACAAGAGGTCAACACCACAAACAATACCATGTTTGTAGGTAGCACAGCAGATCTCGCCAAGTTTCTAAAGCAGCAACGAGATAAATAGAAAGTATAGGAGAATCTTTTACCCATGTCAGTATTAAATGTAATTGACACCCAAACAGTATCAGGTAGTGGCACCAGCTACATCGTGGTGAAATCTGGTGTCTTGAGATGTGTAGCAACATCTGCCTCATCTATCTCAATAGATGGAGGACCTGCTATTACTTTGGTTGCCAATGAAGCATTGCTAGTTTCATGTGGTAAAGCAAAGAATGCAAAGATCGCAGCAGCGACTGATGCAGCAGCTATGGTAGTTACCGCTGAGGGATACTCAGGTGGTGGACGTCATCCATTCAGTGTTGGTGATTTTATTCAAACTGTTGATGGTGGTGACACCGATGGATTTACTTCTGACTTCGAGACTGCAGCATCTGCAGGTAAGAAAGTTACAGCAGTAACAGGATCTACAATCACAACAGACTATGATTCATCAGCAGCAAGTGGCGACTATGCTCTTTCAGCAGCAGACGCAACTGCAGGAAACATTCCACAAATTCAAAGAAGTGTCAAACTTGTCGCAGGATCTGCCAACGTTGTTGTTGAGCAAGTCCAAATCGTCGGAGGCTAACACATGCCCGCCGTCTCCAAAAAACAACAAAGGTTCTTCGGGATGGTTAGAGCGGCTCAAAAGGGTGAAGCGAAAGCTCCCTCACCTGAGGTTTCCCGAGTTGCTTCCAGCATAAAAAAATCCGATGCAAAAGACTTTGCATCCACTAAACATAAAGGTTTACCAATGAAGAAAAAGAGTCTATCAGAAGAAGGCTACGATCGCATGAGAGATGCTGCTCTGGAGAAAGGCACTTGGAAAGGTGGTGGTGGACAACCTTCTACAGGTGGAGGGAAGAAAAGCAAAGGTAAAACTGTACTTCAAAAAGAGACAGAAAAGAAATATGGTAAGGGCAAGTCTGCAATAGACATAGTAAAGAAAAACATCACTGACAAATATGGAAAAGGTGCCATTATGAAAACAAAAAATGAAGGTACATCATACGGTATCTACAAAGGTGATGGTAAACCAAAAGGTGCCATGTCTGCATTTAGTAAAGACAAGAAAGAAAATCCTTATTCACTTAAGAATAAGTTAAAGATGGTAATCAAAGGTGCTGCTGAGAAGAATAGAAAAAAAGCAGGTGTGACAAGCGAAGCTGTGTATACAGGACCTGATAAGAAAGACAGAGCAGTTATCAAGAAGATGGATAATAAAGACTTTGCTAAGAAAGCAGCAGAGTATGAAAAGAATATGGATCCTAAGAAGCGTCAAGCACTTAAGGATAAAGCAACTAAGGGTATGAAGTTTACTCACGAAGAAGCAGTGAGTGAAGCAAAGTATGAGGCAGGTGCATCTGACTATGGTAAAGCATCTATCAGAAACAAAAGAGCATTTGGTAAAGGTGGCAATGCTGCTGATCCAAAAGAAAGAGGTGGTGCTAAAATGCTAAGACATGATTCACACACCAAAAGAAGAGGAGTGAAGAAAAATAATAAGTATGGTGCAACAAACAAACCTCCTGTTGATGGTGCTCCTAGTGATGAGTTTAAAAAAGACAGG